GTCAACTGTCGGCAGTCAATCAAACGCAGATCAAAGCGGTGGTGGACAGTCTGAGTCAACAACAGGAAACACTAAAAGCGACAGACGAGAAACTGGCTCAACTGATCCAGATAATGTTGCAGAAGCAGTAAAATTAGAATACGACCCCGAAGATCCTAATCTGTTTTGTGATTTACGAGAGTGGAATAAGTTACAGCTTGTAAACCCTCCATCCAAAAGACATCAAGTTGCAATGGATTGGTTGCGGTTTAATTATCAACAGTGCGGGTATGGGGCGTATATCTATATTAGAAACAGTATGCCTCGAATACTTGGTACAGCCCATCAAACGGATGTTGATGTTCTGACATGGGGACTTGTTGCCCCTCAAGCAGAACGTGTTCAAGCGTTAAAACAAAAGAGAAGGTTATGACATTGATGATCTTTGTTTTAGTGCTTTTAACTCCTGGTGGTCAACCCACTGGTCTTGAATTATATTTTCAAGAGTTAACCTCTTGCCTCGAATATCGTGATGCGTTAGTCCATCAGTCTGTTCATCAGCACAACTGGATGCGCAGTAAAACGAGTAAGTTTGATGGATACTGCGAAGTAAGGGTCATCCCAGCTAGTGAAGCTGGCACTAAATATGTCTTTAGAGATCCAGCTAGGAAAAAACAGGACGATGACTGATATACCACCTTTCCCAAATAGTGTTCAAGCCCAACCACCAAATGCAAAACACCAGATACAAAAGATAGAAGTAGAGAGGTTGCATGTTAGAGAGATTAATCGGAAAAGTGAAGTGGTAACAACTTACTATGATTCTAAAGTATACACCTATAAAAACGGGGCTTTTAGTTACACTACACCTAAAGCAACGGGACAGAATATTTTGGTAACTGTATGAATGCTAAAAAACTAGAACCTAAATCAAGATACGCAGAGTATGATGTAGACGGTGACGGTACTGTTACCGATGAAGAAATATCCCGTCAGCAGGAGATGTTACAACTTGAACTCCAAGAAGAAAAAGCAGATTCGCAAAGAAGAATGGCCTGGACTGCTGTTGTCAGTATGTGCGTTTTCGCTATTTTGCCTGTTATTCCTTTTATCCCAGCTGATAGACTTAGCACTTTAGCGAGCATAAGTGATATGTTGTTTTTAAGCCAAGCGTCGATTGTAGGGTTATATTTTGGTGCTACAGCTTATATGGCAAAACGATGAGTATATTAGGATCTTTATTAGAACCAGCTACTAAACTCCTTGATAAAGTTATCGAGGATAAAGATCAGAAAAATGCGTTAGCGCACGAAATCGCCACTATGGCAGAACGCCATGCTCAAGAACTTGCTAAAGGTCAATTAGAAGTAAATAAAGTAGAAGCTGCGTCGAAATCTTTATTTGTAGCAGGATGGCGACCTTGTATCGGTTGGGTTTGTGCAATAGGGCTTTTTTACAATACGATTCTCTCAAATATACTTGGTATATGGGTAGATGTACCAGAGATAGATACTACGCTTCTTGTTCCTGTAATGATGGGTATGCTTGGTTTAGGTGCTATGCGCTCATACGAAAAAGTCCAAGGGGTAAGTAGAGAAAAATAATGGAAAGATTACTTAAAATGATAAAATTGCATGAGGGGGTAAAATCTCATGCTTATCAATGTACTGCTGGTAAATGGACAATAGGTGTTGGTAGAAATATAGACGAGGAAGGTGGGTTAGGTCTTAGTGAAGAAGAGATAAATGTTTTACTTATAAATGATGTAGAACGTGTTAAAAACGAACTTACTGCTGCTTATTTCTGGTTTCCTGCATTAGATGAAGTCCGTCAAGCTGCAATGATAGATATGTGTTTTAATTTAGGATTATCGCGTTTACGAGGTTTTGTAAAAGCAATAGAAGCTATGTCTAGACAACAATACGATAATGCAGCTGATGAATTTTTAGATAGTAGATGGGCTTCTCAAGTAGGACAACGTGCGATCCGTGTGACTGAAATGATACGAACAGGTGAATATCAGTAATGCCCCTCGCTAAGTTTATCTTCAATCCTGGGATCAATAAAGAAGGCACTGATTATACTGCAGAAGGGGGCTGGTTCGATGCTAATCTTGTTAGATTTAGAAAAGGTTTTCCTGAGAAAATAGGTGGATGGACTAAATATCTTGACTCGTCTTACGAAGGCACTGGTCGCAAATTACATGGTTGGGTTGATTTAGAGGGTACGAGATTATTAGGTCTTGGAACCCGAAGTAAGTTATATATACAAGCAGGGGCTTCTTATAACGATATAACTCCAATTAGATCAACAACTGCTGCTGGAGATGTTACATTTAGTGCTACTAATGCCTCAAGTACAATCACTGTTACTGATACGGGACACGGGGCAAAACAAGGGGATTTTGTTACTTTTTCAGGTGCAGCAACTTTAGGTGGTGCTATTACCGCTGCTGTATTAAATCAAGAATATGAAATAAATCTAGTAACAGCAGCAAACACTTACGAAATCACTGCAAAAGATACTTCGGGCACTGCAGTAACAGCAACTTCTAGTGATAGTGGTAATGGTGGTAGTTCTACCGTAGGCGTATATCAAATAAACAGCGGGTTAGATGTTTTTGTTGAAGGAACAGGTTGGGGTGTAGGGCCATGGGATGACGGCACTTGGGGTTCTACTTCTTCTCTTGGTGACGCTAATCAATTACGTTTATGGTCAATGGATAATTTTGGTGAAGATTTAATTTCTAATCCAAGATCAGGATCAATCTACTATTGGGATAAAACTAGTGGGCTAAATACCAGAGCTGTTACTTTATCTTCATTATCAGGAGCTAATCTCGCACCAACTAAAGGATTACAAGTTATTGTTTCTGATATAGATAGACACGTTTTAATATTAGGAGCAGACCCGATTAGCGGTGACGCAAGAACAGGAACTATAGACCCTTTGTTAATAGCTTTTTCAGACCAAGAAAACGCTACCGATTGGGAACCTAAAGCAACAAATACTGCGGGTTCTTTACGATGTTCAGCTGGCTCAGAAATTATTGGTGGATTAAGAGCTAGGCAAGAAACATTAGTATGGACAGACGTAGCTTTATACAGTTTACAGTTTATTGGTCCTCCTAATACTTTTGGTTTAAATCTAGTAAATGAAGGAGTGAGTTTAATTTCACCTAATGCAGCAATTAATTCACCTCAAGGTATTTTCTGGATGGATAAAAAAGGCTTTTATAATTATACTGGGGCTGTAAACCCATTACCGTGTAGTGTTCACGCCCACGTATTTGACGATATAAACGAAGGTCAGGCTTTCCAAGTATTTGCGTTTTTAAATAAACAATTTAATGAGGTAGGATGGTTTTATTGTTCTGCTGATTCTACTTCAGTGAATAGATATGTTGTTTATAACTATGTGGAGCAACTATGGAGCATAGGTCAACTATCACGAACGGCATGGCTCGATGAAGGCATTGTTGCGTTCCCGAGAGCAGCTGGAAAATCTGGATCCTCGCACTTTTTATATCAACATGAGACGGGTAATGATGATGACGGCTCTCCTATGGATAACGTCTTTATTGAATCTGCTGACTTCGATCTTGGTGATGGCGAAGAGTTTCAATTTATTAGGAGGATGATTCCTGATGTTAAATTTACTGGTACAGGGGGTAGTGGTCAACAACTAAACGTTGTACTTAAACAACGAAACTTTCCAGGAGAATCTCTAAGCACTGATCAAACTACTAGTTTTACTGCTTCAACTACTAAAATAGATATGAGGGGTAGAGCTAGACAAGCTACGTTACGTTTTGAATCAGATGATGATGCAGATACAGGTGTTAGATTAGGAGTAGGTTTTAGAATCGGTGGTACGCGATTAGATATAAGACCTAACGGGAAACGATGAGTAAATTATTACAAGGCACGTTACCGTTTTCTCAAGGAGAAACTGTTCGTTCAGAAACGTATAACAGAAGTGTTCGTTTATTAGAGCTTAGTTTAGGAGCGGTAGATCCTGATGCTACTCCACAGTTTACCAGTGCTAGAAGAGATGAGTTAAGTTTCCAAGCAGGGTCTATAATTTGGAATACTACAGAGGAGGTTCTTCAGGTATATTTAGGCAACGTTTGGCAGAATATTTCGACGCCAGACACGTCTGGACTGAGCGCAACAGGGAGCGTGGGCACAGTTCAAGTCATAAATAATGGCAACATAGTAGTGGCGTTATGAGTGTAAAAAAGACGAAGAAAAAGCCTAAAGTTCCTGCAAAATATTTAGCTGGTCTTTCTTCGAAAGAAAAAGCAAAACGAAAGAAAGAAATAGCTAAAAACAAAAAGAAAGCGATGGACGATCCTACTGCTTATAAATTTTCTACTGATAAGAAAAAAGGTAAGCGTAGGAAAACTATAGAGTCTAAATATACTCGTAGATTTAGAGAGAGGTTTGGGACAAAAGCATGAGTCTTTCAGCAAAAACTAAAAAAGCACTTTCTAACAAAGCTGATGCAGCTCGTAAAAAAGGCAAAAAAGTAACCGCTGGTCAGCTTGCTAGAGTATATAAACGAGGGTTAGCAGCTTATAAAACAGGGCATCGTCCTGGAACTTCTCAACATCAATGGGCCATGGCCCGTGTAAATTCTGTTCTTACAGGCGGTAAAGCAGCTACTGTTGATAAAGATATTATGAAAGGTAAAAAAGCTGCTAGTAAAACTAAAGCTAAACCTAAAGCGAAGAAAACAAAGAAAGCATGAGTAGCATCTTCACTGATAAACAGCGTGACTCTCTTATGGAGTCTATGATTAATCCTGAATCTAACGCTCGTAAGATGATAGAACAAAACCAGGAGATAGGTATCTCTCCTGATATTACTACTGAAATATTAAATAAATATGCGACTTACGGTGCTAATACGGGTATCGGTGAATTAGGTGGTGGTAAATTAGTTGATGCTCTTAACGAAGAATATCGTAAAACAGTAGACGCACCACTACGCGAAATGTCAGAAAAAGCTAGTACAGGGAGACGACCAGAAACACTAGAGGATTTTGATCAACTGTATCGTCTTTTTCAAAATAGATATATTGATACAGATACAGAAAGTGAAATCAATATTCCGTCAGGTAGTGCAGAAAGAGCATTAACTAAAACCGAACTTTTACAATCTGGTGGTTTTGATCCAACAGAACCTCTTAAAGCTCCATCACTAAATCAACCTGTAGTAACAGGTGAATCAGATCCTGTTATAGACGCAGCTTTAGAAGATAGCAAAGCTGCTGATAATGCGAAACAAAAAGCTATTTCTACTTTAGTTACTTCACTTGGTAATATCTTAGCTCAAGAAATATTTAATCCATTAGACGAAGACCCTGATCCGATAATCCGTGCTGTAAAACCTAAGCCGTTTAAAACAAAACAAATACGAGCACAACGTATAGGTATGCAAGATGGTGGGACACTTTTAAATCGTAAAATGTTTATAGGAGGGGGCGAGGTTGATGGGCCAGGAGGCCCAAAAGAAGATTTAGTGCCGATATGGGCAAGCGATAAAGAATATGTTGTATCGCATAAAGGTGTAAAACGTATGGGAGGCGGTGATTTTGATAAAGGTATCGCTGCTCTTGATAGAATAAATTTTGGTAAATAAACATGGCTAACGAAACAGCATTTAGTTATCAGGCTCCCGATAGGCTTGTATATAATCTTTTAACAGGGGGACAAGAACGTTTAGGTTTGCTACCGCTTGTTGAACAATATTATCGAAGTCAGATTGAAGGATTAGGTGGGGCTGATACTTCTCCATTTACTTATACAGGTGAGCGGATTGCAGGGTTTTCTCCTAGAGAAGAACTTGCTATGCAACTTTCAGATCAAGGATTAGGAGCTTTCCAACCATATTTTTCTAGGGCTTCAGGGTTAACAGAAGAAGCTCTTGCTACGTTAGCCGGTGGAACTTCGGAAGCAAAGTCACAGTTATTAAGAGCTTTGCAACAAGGAGAAGATTACACACGTGCTGGATTAGATACGGGTGTTGATTTTACTACTGATGCAATTAGAAAAGCCTCAGAAGCAGAAGGAACTGAACTTACTGGTTTACGAGAGGCAGAGGCACAAGCGCGAAGAGCTGAAGGGTTACAAAGTCCGTTCATAGAAGAAGCATTACAAAAAGCTCGTGCTAGTACAGCTGGTTTCGATACAGCTGATATTGATCGTTTTATGGATCCATATGAAGAAAAAGTTGTACAGCAAACAATTAAAGATTTAGAAAAAGCAGCAGCACAAAGAGATATTGCTAGTGATGCAGCAGAAGTTAGTACAGGTGCTTTCGGAGGATCTCGTTCACGTTTAGGAGCACAAGAAAGACAAATAGCAGAACAGCGTGGTTTATTTGATGCAATAGCAGGTATTCGTAGCCGAGGGTTTGAAGGTGCTAGAGGTGCTGCATTAGGTGAGTTTGCTAGACAACGAGGTGCTGAGGCAGGTGCCGGTGCTCAAATAGCAGGTCTTGGTGCGCAACGAGCTGGTGCAGCAACTGGGCTTGCTTCATTATTATCTGGGTTGGCAGGTCAAACAGGTGCAGCACAAAGAGGTACAGCTGGTGCATTACAATCTGGTGGGCAACAATTATTTAGTATGGGAACTGGGGCAGGGCAACAATTAGGACAAGCTGGTGTTCAAGCTGCTCAACAACTTAGTGGTTTAGCTGGTCAATTAGCTGGTGGTCAGCAACAAGGTGCTCAAGCTATGTCTGGTTATGCAGCTACATTACCTCAGTTACAACAGCAAGATGTTAGTAATTTAATGAATGTTGGTGCAATGAATCGTGCTAGAAATCAAGCACAACTAGATTTAAATTATCAAAACTTTGTTGGTCAATATAATTTACCGCAACAACTTATGTCTGGTTTTGCAAATTTCTTAACTGGTGCAGGGCCACTTGCTGGTGGAACGGGTTACTCAGGAACTGCACAAAGATCACCGTTTGGTGGAACAGGGGCTTATCAAAGTTATGGTGTTGGTATGCAAGAGGGTGGTCGACCAATACCAAATAAAGGATTAGCTGCATTAGCTAAAAAAGCTCCTGATGTTGTAAGAAAAATGGGTTTTAATCCTGCCAAAGCAAAACGTGGAGGACTCGCGTCACGTTTCCCAATGTCCTCTCGTAAGTTAGGTACAGCATAGTGGCTCAACGACAAAACTTCGGTTTTAATATAGGCGGGGGAGGTATCGCAGACCTCGTAAAAGCTCCTACGATTACCCCTGCTCGGGGTTTTTCTTTCTCCCCTACTCCTACTATACGAAGAGAAAAAGACTCTAAGGACGCTTTAAAGGGAGCTTTATTAGGTGCTCTTGCTCCATCAGCAGCAGGATTAGCTTTATCTGGTTTAGGCAGAATACCAGGATTAGAAAAACTTTTATTTAAAGAAGATCCTTTTGTAAAACAAGCTCAAATACCCTTAGATACAACAGAAACTTTACCTACAAAAGCAGATAGTCCTCAAGGAATAATAGATGCTTTAAGAAGACAACGTTTAGCAGGAATAGATAAAGCGTTACCTCAATTATCCGCTCCAAAAACTAAAACTGCGCTTGGTAATATTTTACAACAAGCTATTCAATATGCTCCTGGGTTAGCTTTCGATGATGATGACTCAGATGCAGCTGACGCTTATATTAAATCGGTACAGGGTGCTTCTAAAACATTAGCTGATTTAGATAAATTAAAAGCAGATGCAGCTTTAAAAAGAAGCCAAGCTAGAGGAACAGCAGCTGCTAAAGTAGATCCAAAACTTACTACTGTTACGGTTAACGGTTTTAAAGAAGATAAGAAAACAGGCGAACTAATAGCTTATCAAACTGAAGCTTTAAGAGACGAAGAAGGTAATACGTGGATTAAAAGTAACAATGATCCTAGTTTTGATCTACAACAAGGAACCAATGAGATAGTTCCAAAGGGACAGTACTATCGTAATAGTCGAATGACTTTGTTAGATGGGGATCTTGGAGAAGTTACAACTAAAACTTTTCAAGATTCTGGTGGTATTACTGACGGTCAACTTTATGAAGTTAGTCTTCGTAAAGTTAGAGACCCTAAAACTAATCGACCTAAAATACAAAGAGTAGTTCTTACAGACGATGGTTCATTTAAGACTGTCGCCCAAATGAGACAAGAGGGGTATAATTTAGTTTCTACTGTCGATTTAACTACTGACAGAGCTGTTCCTAATAGATTAGCTAAGTCACAACAAGATGCTCTAAAAGATTTAGAAACTAGACGAGAAGCTACAAGAAGTTTAGGTCGGTTAGGTGTCCAGATTATGGATCGTTTAGGTATGGGAAATGCCGTATACGATGAAAAATCTGGAATGGTGAAAGGTTTAGATGAAAGTATAACAACAGGCTCTACTCAATACGCAGCAAATTTAGCTGATGTATTAGATAGAAACATAAGAGCTTTCGGAAGCAAGTTACGACAACTTTACAATCTTCCAGAAAATACCGATGACACCACTGTTTTTGATACTTTTATAGATCAAAATGTAGATCCAGAAAGTGCTGCTAAAACATTAGCAGATAGTATAACAGGGTATCAAGCAGCTTTAGAAAGTGGTGAAGAAAATCAAATAGCTTCAAGACGTAATAGAGTTGTTAATGAACTTTTAAAAATAAAAGATGAGTCAGGGGTATCTCCAGCAGATAGCACTAGTTGGCTTAACTACGATAAAGATGAGTTAACTAAATATTTACAAGATACAAAATTTTATGGGGCTGCTCAAATAAGATTAGCATTTTTATTAGCTACGGCTAGAGGCGAATCTTTATCTAGGATCTCTGATAGAGACGTCGCACTTAATCTACAAACACTAGGTTTTGAAGACGGATCTCCCTCTGTTGTAATGGATAATTTAAGTGGTGCTTTATTCGACGCAATTAGAGATGTTGATGGACGAGCTGGTTATAGTGCTACTTTAAGAAAAATTGATGAGTTACCTAATTTAGATCAATCTCAACGAGAAATGATTCTTGAAGATATACGGGATGATATTGCAGCTCGTTATAATTTAGATCTCGGTCCTGAATCTGATCAAGATCGTCTGTATAATAGTCAAGACCCTGCAGAAGTTGGTCGATTACGAAGAAAAATAAGAGGCGACATACAACGTAATATGGGTGGTATTACTTCATCTCTTATATATAGTCCTGAATTACAAATGTTTATACCGTCTACACTTAGTAGAGAAATTTTGTTTGGAGATGATGAAGAGCTTCGTAGGCTCGGACGATATTTAAATCTGATGAGATACGATTTAGCAACTGGAACAACTCCTGGTAAAAGAAGTAAACAAGCTGAAGCTCTCAAACCTAAACCTGCAAAACCAACAAAGGCTACAGGGGCGTTTGGTCAAACATTAGAGTCAGTGAAGCCTTAGATGTCTTTTTTAATTACAAAAGATGATTTTTATAATTCTGAATTATTTAATCAGATAGCTAATGAAGCAGGAATTACTGGTTTTTTAGATGACGAAGAGTTTGTTGGAAATTCTCAGTATTTAGATAAAGAGGGTAATTTAAAATCTTTTACTCCTAGACAGTTAATTGAATCAGGAGGACCGAGAAGCAATCTCGTTAAAGAAGTTGAGGGAAAGGGAAACGTTGCTATTTCTAATGCTGATCATTTTAAATTAGCAGCTGTCTTAAATCAGGTTCTAAATGATCAAGAGTTAATAGATAAAGTTACGCAACAAGGCGTCAGTGTAGATAAATTAAGGTCTGATTTAGAAACAGTAAATCCTGTATATGAAAACTTTTTAGCTCGTATTCAATTAAATACACAACAAGGTTTACAAGCCTCTGAATATCAAAAAAGAGAAAAAGACGAACAACCATTAGTCCCGTACTCTGTACAACCAGCTTTAGGTGTAGGTGGTTTTGCTGTAAGCCAAGGTGTTGAGGTTTTAAGAAATATGTTTTTTGAGTCTAATGAAGACCAAAGACAAGCTCTTGTTTTACGTGGGGTAAAACCTCAGTTTATAGAGAAATCATATGAAGACTTTGCACCCATAGACTCTGAGCATTTTTATAGAGTAAGTGTATCTCCAGTATTTAATACTCCTGATGAGTATATGAATATTATTAGACCGTTTGATCCTACTGCTCAAGTAGTTCCGATCAACCCTCTTGATATACAACAAGGGTTGTTAATAAAAAGTAAATATAACCCTACTGACCCTGATACAGGAGAACCAGCATGGTTGCCAGTATCTAACGTACAACCAGTAGAGGGGATGTTAGAAGGAGATTTTTCTCCAGCTTTAAGAGAACTTGCTAAGTTTGGAGTACAAGAAGGAGGCGGTTTAATTGTAGGGGGAGGTTTAGTAACTATAGCTGGAAAAATAGCTCGCAATAGAATACAAAAAAGACTTGCAAGAAAACGAGCAGACATAGAAACAGGAATTGATTCTTATACCCCTCCAAACACAATATTAGATTCTGTTAAAGAAATTGGATTAACGTCGCTTGGAGCTGCTTCGGGTGAGGCTGTAACACGATTCGGGTTATTAGCTTTAGGCTCAACAGAAGCTGGTGGCAATGTTCAGCCAGATCTTACTTTCGAAAGAGCTGTTGATGATTCACAAGCCCTGTTTCAAGCTGCTCTAATGTTTGGTGCAGGGGGAGATGTTTTCCTAAGATCGTTAGGAGCTATGTGGGGTAAATTAACAGGTCGTCCTGTTCAAAGCGAAATCATTGACGAAATGATAGTTGAGTCTAGAGTTTTAGGCGAAAACATCAGGGGTATTGCTAGAGGAGATGCTTTACCAGAAGAAGTAAGTCCTGAGATGAGAAAAAGAGTAGCAGAAGTTATTGATGAAAGTGGAGCAGTTATCGGTGATGCTTTATCAGAGGCTGAACTATCTCCCACAGAAATTCGTAATTTTACTGAAGATGCTTCAACTAGAATAGCTCAAGTTTTAAAAAATCAAGAAATAAGTCTCGGACAACTCTCTGATAACGAAAGAATTTTGGCATTCGAAGAATTATTAAGCGATGTTTTAGTGGATTCTCCAGTAGCAAGAAGGTTAGAGAAGTTTCATCAAACTAATTCTATAGCTTTAGAACAATTTTATAGAGACATTTTAAGAAAAGCAGGACTCAATCCTAGAGATGCACAAGATCTAGGGATTTCTAAAGAAACATTAAATGACGTATTTACAGGTATAAAATCTAAACGACTTGTAGATCAGCTATCTGAAGAAGAAAGAGGATTAGCTGATAAGATGTCTTTACAAAAATTAGAAAATGTTTTCAACACAGACTTATCTCGTAAAGCTAGACAAGAATCTGCTGAAACGATACAAGAACGTGTACAAACTGCACAAAGTCAAGCGTTTCCCGACAGTAAATCTAGACTTATTGTACAACGCAGTGATGAATTAGAAGATGTCCGTTCTCAAATCGGAGGTGTTTTAGAAAGGGACATTTATAACGACCCTAAAGCAACAGTAAAATTACCTAAATATATAAAAGCATCCCTTGATGATTTTTTAAATGCAAATAAACAAGAAGGCGTGGTTTTTGGATCTGCAGATGCTACAGAAGCTGAACAATTTATCCGTGATATTCTACCCAACAGAGAACAAGAAGGTATATCTATACAACTGTTATTAGGTCAAGGGAGAGACCCAGTAACTAAAACTTTTTTACCTCAAAGAGATTTTACTCAAAGAGAATTGATTCTAACTAGGGAAAATTTATCTGCTGCAATATCAGGACATCCTAATAAAGTTATTCGCGAAAAAGGTCAAGCTCTATTAGACGACATAGATAGAGCTATAGATGATAATTTCCGTGTAATGTATAAACTTCAAACAGGAAGAACAGCTCCTGAAAGTATGCAAAAAGTTTACGAACAGGTTGGATCTGAATACCAATTTTTAGCTCAACAACTTTCTGATAAACAACAAGATCTATCTGCTAGATTTTTAGTAGATTTAGCTAATAAAGATGAGTCAGAAATAGGTACTTTTATTAGAACGACAAACCCTGGTCAAGTAAGAGCTTTAACTGAATTTATAAGCAGACAAGACGGGGGTTTAGAAAAGCTACAGTCTATAAAAAACACTGTTTTAGAAGCAATACAAAGAGAAGTAGATCTTGATGGAAGCACTCCTGCAGAAGCTGCCAGTCGTTTTAATAAAATATTAAAAAACAATGAAGAACAACTAAGAGCTTTATTTCCAGAAGATTTTGTCAAATTTACTAATTACAAAGAATTTTTAAGCAATGCACAAGAAGCTGTTACAAAATCTCAGGCTAACATTCGAGGTATAAATAGAGAGTTAGAAAAACTTACGAACGCAGATGGAACAATACCAACGTTAACTCAAGCTCTTGATAATTATTTTAATCTTTCAATCACAGGTGCACAAAATATTCGAGAAACTCCTTTAGCTAAATTCGTAAATAGCATAGGAGAGATGGCAGAAGAATATCCTGATTTAAGGTCAGCATTACAACAATATTTTGCTGAAGAAGTAGTTTTAAAAATGCGAGGGAGACAGTTTAGACCAACTGCTCGTGGAAGACGAATGAGGTTAGCAGCGGGTGCTGATTCTACATTTAACATTGAAAAATTAAATAATTTAATTCTGACACCTTTTAGTACAGATAGAGAAGCTGCTAGATTTTTAGAGCCTATAGTGGGAAAGGATGAAGCATTTAGATATGCTAAAGATTTAAGAATATTAGCTAGACTAGTAAATAAACAAAAAGGATTTGCAGGGAATCCTTTAGAAAAACTAGCTAGAGAGCAATCAAAACTAGATCAAAGTGATTTAAGAGCGAGAGGTCCTAAAGGAACAGGATTTTTAGATAGAGCTAGAAGAGCAATTTTTGGTCCTCTAGATTTGACAGCAACTAGAATTGGTATTGCAAGAGATGTGTTTGTTGAAGAATTAACAGCTTCTCGAGCAAAATATTTAGGACAGATTGTCTCTGATCCTGCTAAATTAAGAGCTTATCTCAGAGCAGAAGAGTTAAAGTTACCTGTTTTAGCTATGTACCAAGTTACAGCTGCTATTGCTGCAGGTAGATTCGAAAATATAGGAAGTGAAGAAAATCAAAAAGCTAGTGAAAGAATTAGAGATGAATTGGCTAACTTAACCCCAGAACAAGCCTCTATGCCAGAGAGAATCCTTAGAATTTTTGACGAGCTTAGTTTATCCCCGTAAGAAATATTATGTTTTATTCAGCTAAAATCTTAAAAGAAGAACCAGAAGAAATGTCCGAGGGTAGCGACGTAGAAGCACCACGAATGATGAATGGTGGTGTTGGTGCTGGAGAGTTTCGACTACCAGCGAACTTACAAGATTTATTAGTCGGTATCGGTAACCCTCAAAGTACCCCTGTTGCAACGACTGCTACAGCTACTACAGAAGTTCCTTTTGATAACTCAAGAGAAGATTTTTATATCCGTCCCGAAGATGTTGTAGACCGTTTTGGTCAGTTTGCCACAACGGAAGGGGCGTATGAAAGATATATCCAAGAGTTAATGGATGAATTAAATGCGGGTCTTGCATCTCTTCCTGATCAAATAGCAGCGGGTAGTACGACTCCTACTATCACAGAAGAAACGGTTACTCAAACAATAGCTGAGATGTTAGCTGAAGGAACATTAACTCCTGATGAAATACAAAGAAGAATAGATGAAGGCGATATAACCAAAGATGATGTCTTATCTATTATCTCAGGTGGCTTTGAATTAAATGAAAATCAATTAGCACAACTTTTTGAACAAGGTGTTCTAACTAGAGAAGAAATAGAATCATTAGTTGCTGAAGCAATACAAGATATAGAAGCTGAAACAGAAGAAGCTGTTGAAGAGGCTATAGCTGAACAAACTGCGGGATTGACCGAAGAACAAGTAAACCAACTAATTAGTCAAGGACTAGAGGGGTTTGATACAAGTCAGTTCGCAACTCAAGAACAACTTCAGGGTTTAGAAAACTTATTTCAAAATTATTTAACACCTGAACAATTAGAATCTTATTTAGGACAACAACAGTTTGTTACACCTGAACAATTAGCTGAAGCAACTAAAAACGATTATGAAAGCACTATAAAAGAACTTACTGATAAATTAGGGCAACTTGAAACTAAATATCAAGATGTTCAGTCTCAATATGAAGCTGATGCTGTTAATCAACAAATACAAGACACTAAAGAAGATTTAGATACTTTCTTCAGAGGAGCTGTCCCTAGTGGTCCACGAACAGGGTCAACATCACAGTTTAGTAGTGGTGCTTCTTTCCTTCCAGGCGGTAGTCCCATGGCTAATTTAATAGGTGGTCAACGTCAAGGGCTTGGTCAAGATGCTTTTAGCACTTACCTAAAAACATTTACACCTAGTTATGGTAGTTATCAAGCACCGTTTACTGCTGAAGAATATGGACAAGGGTCTAGTCCTCTTCTAGGAACTCAATATTCTAACCCTTTTACTGGCGGTTCATATAATCAAGGTGGACAAGTAAGTAACGGTATTATGGATCTTACAAATTTTGATACTAATGTAGCTCCTTTTCAAAACGCTTTTAGACCTAACGTACCAAGGAATTAATATGGCGATACCATTAAACGATATGCCCAATAGATTAGATATGATGAGAGCACAAGCTGAAGTACCTACTCCCCCAATGCCAGCTGCTCCGATGCGTGATGAGCCAGCAATGTCTGAAAGCGGAGGGCTTGATCGTCTAGCTGCTTTATTAGGTGGTATGGAAGAAGACGCTCCTATGATGCCAGAAGAAGAACCAGTAGCAGATGATACTTCTACGGTAGCTTCAGCTATCGCTACAGCAGCTCTTGATAATTCTGGCTCACCAGAACAAGCACTTAGAGCATTAGAAGAGGCAGCTGATCAGATAAGAGCTAGTCTAGCCTAACCAGTTTTGCCATTTATCATCTCCTAATACTTCTTGGGCGAGATCTAATTTATTTCTAAGAGCGTCGACTATTTTTTCGTCTACAGTATCTTTAGCTACAAGATCAACATAAGTAACTTTGTTGACTTGTCCGATACGATGCGCTCTATCTTCCGACTGTAACCGTTTTTCTAAATCAAAGTTGTTAGAGTAATAAATTACGTTCTTAGCTTCTGTTAATGTAATACCGTAGCCACCTGTTTGTGTATTACCTACGAAAAACCTTAACGGTGAATCAGGGTTCTGGAAGTCTTTAATTACTCTTTCTCGTTCATCTGGGGAAGTATCTCCGAAGTAAGAAGCAACTTCATTAGGATCAAATACTTGTTTGAGACTATCAACAATCTCCAGGATATTTTGTCTGTAGTTTGCCCAAATAATTACTTTACCTTGCATCTCTGAGATAACTTCGAACATAGCGTCTATGCGATTATTATCTACGGGGATATCTACATCATCGTCAGACTTTACATGGCCCGTGACTATCTGATGAAGTCTTAGTAACTGGGTGAGTATATTCGTAACAGATATTTGTTCTTCGTTTTGTAAAATCGTAATCGCACGATCTTTAAGTTCATGGTACAACTTTTTTTGTTCAGCAGTTAGTTCTACATCCCTACGCTGATAAATCTTATCTGGTAAATCTAAACAGTCTTTCTTTAATACCCTGTAAGAAAAAGAGTCTAGTTTCTTTGTAAGTTCAGAAAGGTTTCGATACCCTACAACTTGTTTAACTGTTCTTCCACCGAAGTATCTATTAACAACTTCACCGTAATGGTTCTGAAAAGAATAATAAGAAGTAAATCCTAACAAATTTTTCTCTAACGTTTCTGTTTGACTGTAAAGATCAAGAGGTGACTGTGTAATAGGAAAGCCTGTTAGTATTCTTCTAAACGCTGCGTCTTTACTAATCTTAATTATCGCTTTTGTTCTAGCTGCTTTAGGGTTCTTAATAGTCGTAGATTCATCTACCGCGAACAGTGGTCTGTGGCTTAGTACAAACTTCTCCGTGAACGTGACACCTTTCTTAGTGCTAAATGCTTCTACATTGATAATAAATATTTTGAGTTTATCAATTAGATCAAACAAAGAAGTAAGAGCTTTCTTTTCTTCTTTACGTGGGGCAGGAGACCAAACTGCTACATGACGATCTATATAGTCAGGTAAATGTGTTGGTATTTCACGAGACTCCCAGTTTTTATAGACACCTTTGGGTGCAACGATAACAACAGAGTCTATGGCTCCTTTACAGTAGAGGATACCTATTGTGTCAATTAAGACTTTAGACTTCCCCGTTCCCATCTCCATGAAGAACGCATACTTCTTTTTATCCCATGAACGTAATAAAGCTGTGCGCTGATGTTCAAACGGTTCAGTCTTGAACTCATATTTCAAGACGTTGTTCCTTTCTAAATTCTGTAGAAGATTATAGTAGAGAAAAAATAAAATAGATAATTTATTTCGTGGGCAGATCCCGTTTTAATATTTCTAATATATTCTATTACTTCTCTCCTTTTTGGTTTCTGTAGTAATTTCAGATACTTAGACTCTACTTTATTAGACCTATTACTCTATTAGACGATTCTGTAAAAATTTTTCATAAAAGTTTTCTACAGAAAATAGCTAATAGAAATAATAACGCTTTACTTTCCAGACTCGTATCGCCTAAACTTTTTTCTATAAAGGAGAAATTAGAATGACAGTATATATTGTTCAAGATGTTCCTGGACGTAACCTTGTTCCTGCACAAAAGTATGGGGACTTAGAAGTTGTGTTCCCAGCAAGAACTAACCTTATGCTCTCCACTGGACCAGAAGTAAAACGAGTCCAAAATAAACTCATAGATTTCAATGACGAAGATTATTTGTTGCTTATAGGAGATCCTGCTGCCATAGGTTTATGTTGCGCAGTTGCTGCTGCAAGTAACGGTAGCTTCAAAGTATTGAAATGGGATAAACAAGAAATGACTTATTACCCTGTTAGTTTCGATATCCGTCGAGGCTACATGGAGAACTTAGGAGAAGTATATGTCTGAGGAATCTCAACTAACGTTTGAGGATTTAGTAGGTGAGGAAACTAAAACCTGGACTGAAGAAACCACCGATGGTGAGTATAATAGAATATCGCAACTAGCGGAGTTGTTACAACAAAACGAAAAGATTGTACAACAACTAGAACTTGAATTAGAAGAAGCTAAAAATAATCTCAAAACGGTTAGAGAAGTAGATTTACCTGAAGCTATGCAAGCTGCTAATCTAAAACAAATTACATTGACCGATGGTTCTTCTATTAAAGTAGAAGAGTTTTATAGAGCGCATATATCAGAAGCTAATAGAATAGCAGCTCATCAATGGTTAGTCGATAACGGACACGCTGGTATTATCAAACACGAAGTTACTGTTAAGTTCGGTAAAGACGAAAATAAAAAAGCAGACGATGCAATAAACAAATTAAAACAGTTAGGTCATGACCCTGCTGTTAAACAAGGTGTTCATCCACAGACGTTAAATGCGTTTGTGAAAGAGCAGCTCACGAAGGGGAAAGATATTCCCTCAGAAACCTTCGGGATATACGTGGGATCCCGCGCCAAAATAAAGTAGAGGTATACTATGGCTAGTAAGAAAGTAGCGGAGTTAGAAAGCTCCGAGGTAGCTGTCTTCGACGACGATAGTTTGTTGTCTGGAGGCACAGGGTTAGAAGAAGCGAGTGCAGGTGATTATGCAATTCCTTTTCTAAGGGTGTTGCAATCAATGTCTCCGCAACTAAAGAAAAGCGATGGTCAATATATCGCTGAAGCACAAGAGGGTAACTTTTTCAACAGTGTGACCAACAAGGTTTACGATGGTGATACTGGTGTATTAATTATTCCCTGTGCGTATAAAAAGAAATATATCGAGTGGATTCCTCGAGAAAAGGGAGGCGGTTTCGTTAGTGATCAACACGATTCTGCTGAACTAGCAAAATGCACAAAAGATGACTCAGGTAAGTTCATCATGGAGAACGGTAATCAGCTAGTAGAAACAGCCGAGTACTATTCTCTAATAGCAGAAGAAGACTCTGCACCTGAACAAGTTCTGTTAAGTTTGACATCTTCACAGCTCAGGTTTAGTAGGCGTTGGAATACAATGCTAAATAACGCTACTGTAAATACTGCAGTAGGTGAAACTGTTCAAGCCCCGATGTTCGCATACACATACCGATTAACCTCTATACCCCAGAGTAATGACCAGTATAGCTGGATGGGACTTTCCGTAGAGAGAGCGCATCCTACAAGTATGTCGTTAGCTAAAATCGCCATGGAGTTTATGAAGGCAGCTCGACAAGGTGAAGTTAACGTGCAACAAGAACAAGAATCAGCGGTATCTAACACGGAGGAAGGCGAAGAAGAGATACCGTTCTAGTAAATAAGGGTGAGCAATGTCATTACAAGAGGAGTTTGCGCACCGTTTCGCGGGGTTAAGGCAAGGCTACAGTGTCTTTACCCCGACGAAAGAAACTAGAGAAGACGGTAAAGCAAAAGGCAAGTATGTAACTATATCGAAAGAGCTTACACAAAAAGAGCTCAACGATCTTTGGAGTCAACACTTAAAAGGAGAAATAGGTTTAGGTATCGTCCCGATAGATGAAAACAACAGTTGTGTATGGGGTTCGATAGATATAGATGAGTTCACTGTAGATTTAAAAGGACTCGCTAAGAAATTAAAAAAGTTTAAGCTACCACTGGTAGTTTGTAGATCAAAGAGTGGGGGAGCACATTTATTTATCTTCGTGTTCGACCCTGTCCCTGCGTCTACTATGCAAAGGAAACTTAGGCAGGTTGCTTCAGCCATCGGGTTCGGGCAGTCAGAGATATTTCCTAAGCAAACTAAATTATTGTTAGAAAGAGGGGATCGTGGTAGTTCTTTGAACATGCCATACTTCGGAGGAGAGAACTCTACTGGTTATGCTTTCGGGCCTACAGGTAAAGTTCTTACACCTAAAGAATTTATAGAGTACGCAGAGACTCTGGTTCTAACAGAAGAAGAATTAGATAAGCTGGACGTTGTTCCAGTGATAGAAGACTCTGAGTGGCTAGATCAATCTCCTCCTTGCCTCGAGCATCTAGTCGCTCAGGGTTTTCCTAAAGGTACTCGTAACTCTGGATTATTTAATCTAGGGGTGTTTCTAAGAAAGAAGTTCCCTGACGATTGGGAGAAACGTGTTGAGGAAGCTAACCATCAACACTTCACCCCACCATTAAGTGCACAAGAAGTTCTAACAATTACGAAACAAGTGCAACGAAAAGATTATTTTTATAAATGTAACGATCAACCGATATCGGGACATTGTAATAGTCCACTATGTAGAACTAGAAAGTTCGGTATTGGTGCGTCAGGCGGTACTCCCCTGTTCAGTAACCTAACCAAACAAAATAGTGACCCACCGATATGGTTTTTAGATGTCGAGGGCGGTCGTTTAGAACTCGAGACCGAAGAATTACTAAACCAGACACGGTTTCAAAGAAAGTGTATGGATCACTTAAATATTATTCCACCTAAAGTTAGAGATAACGTTTGGCGACAGATAATACAACAGTTGTTAGATACGCTTACGATTATTGAAGTTCCGAAAGACGCTTCGACTGAGGGTCATTTTAACGAGTTATTAGAAACCTTTTGCACCGAAAGACCAGCTAGGGAACGTGATGAACTATTACTCGGTAAACCCTGGACTGATAAAGGACGGACGTATTTTAGATTAGCAGATCTAGTTGATTATCTACATCGTAAAAACTTCAGAGATTACCCTAGAAATAAGTTGACCGCTAAACTGAAAAACATAGGCGGGGACTCTTACTTCTTCAATATAAAAGGTAAAGGTGCAAACGTGTGGCATATACCAGAGTTTCAGGTACAGACAGAGTCACATAATCTACCTGACTTCGATGATAGTATTTTGTGATGCTCTCCTCTGATACACAGGTAATTCTTGGGCCTCCTGGAACAGGTAAGACTAGTACACTGTTAGGTTTGTTAGAAGAAGAACTAGATCGCGGTACTTGTCCAGAAGATATTGGATTCTTTACGTTTACTAAACAGGCAGTGCAAGAGGGTAAGTCTCGAGCTATGTCTAAGTTTGCTATAACGAAAAACCAACTACCGTATTTTAGAACACTTCATTCACTTTGCTTTCAACAGTTAGGTCTGTCTAAAGATAGTGTGATGTCCTCCTCGGATATTTACGATCTAAACGAGAAACTAAATCTTAGATTAAAAGGTGCAGTAAATACTGACGAGGGACATATCTCTGGTATTTCTAAAGATGACAGACTGTTGTTTATAGAAAACCTTGCGAGGATGAGGCAAGTAGATTTAGAAACGCAGTGGCATGAAGCAGATGATGCAGTAGGCTGGTTTGAATTGGAAAGATTCGCTAACGGATTAAAACTATTTAAGCGAGACCGATTACTTATCGACTACACCGATATGCTCCAGATGTTTTTAGATCGTGGTCACGCTCCTAAATTAGACGTGATGTTTGTAGATGAAGCACAAGACTTATCTCCTCTACAGTGGGCAGTGGTTAGAAAGCTTTGTGACTCTGCGGATCGTGTTTATATAGCAGGGGATGATGATCAAGCTATCTATCGTTGGGCTGGCGCAGATGTTGATTACCTGATCCGTAACTCTAAGGACGCGATGGTTCTTAAACAGTCTTATAGAATCCCTAGATCTATCCATACTCTTGCAGAACGTTGTATCGGACAAGTAGGATCTCGAGTGCATAAAACCTGGAATCCTAGAAAAGAAGAAGGCCACGTTTCATGGGAGCCATCTTACGAAACGATAGACATGGAACATGATGACTGGTTAGTCTTAGCAAGAACAAATTATCTACTAAACAGTATAGAACAACACTGCAGATCCGAAGGATGGTTCTACCAAACTAAAAATAAACCTAGTGTTTCGGAAAGAAAGATCATGGCAGTGCAATCTTGGGAAAGTTTTAGGAAAGGAGAGCCGATACCCGTAGCACAACTTACCAAAGTCTTAAATTATTTAAAGCTTCGGACACCTACCTCCCTCGAGAAAATCGACTTTGATACTTTAATATCATATGATACAGCTAAGAAACACATTCCCAATCTTCCTAACGAATATTGGTACGATGTTTTTACAGGTGTTTCGGTAGATGAGAGGAGTTATATCCGAGCGATGCTTCGTAGAGGTGAAAAGATTACGAAAGAACCAAGGATACGACTATCCACGATCCATGCAGCAAAAGGAGGTGAGGCAAGTAATGTCATACTGCTGACAGATATATCAAGTCGCGTATACAAATCGTTTCAGAATAACCCAGACGATGAGTCGCGTGTCTTCTATGTGGGTCTAACTAGGGCGAAAGAGAATCTCTATTTAATAGAACCTCAGACGCAAAAATACTTTCCGCTTTAGTCGTTTACTTTCGGTAAAGGGCTAAAGTAAAATACTAATTAAGAAAGGAGAATAATATGGCTTCGATTAGAAAGAAACTCACTGAAAACGTGAACGATAGTAAAAACACGCGAATGGATATTGCCAACGCTAATTTACTAGGCAACTGGCGACCAGATGAAATTACACACATGACGAGATACGACAAGATTTCTTCTCTGTGTATTGAAGAATCTAATAAGTTCGGCAGACCGATAGATACATTAGAAGTGGGTTGCGGTGAGATATGGGTACTTAGGAACCTGTACAAAGCGTACACCGTAAAGAAGCGTGACATAATTAGATCGTATGTCGGTGTAGACATCGACCCCGCTGTTTTAACAGAGAAAGCTGGGTTCCATAGTCCAACAGGACAAGTGATGGACTCAGCATGGTTTAAAAACTTTACTGGTCGGTTAGACATACAAGACTTAACAGTCAATCCTAAGTTCGATGTAGAAGATGAAAGCATTGACTTCTTCTGGACTACAGAAGTTATAGAGCACATGAAACCTGAGTTCATCAGACCGTGGCTCGAAGATGCACATAGAGTGTTACGTCCAGGAGGATTAGTTTACGTCTCTACACCTAATCACGATGGGTCGAACGATAAGCTCCCTGAAGACCATGTTTACGAGTGGGGCTTTAGAGAACTACACGATGAATTAACTAGAAACTGGGAACTTGATATCGTAGTCGGAACGTTTTGCCAGATGCCTCGTTTGCGTAAAGCCATGCAGAAAGATATGCGAGAGGAAGGCGAGATGAGATGGACTGAGGACCAGTTCGACATATTAAAAGCTCGATTCGGTAAACAGTTTCTACGAGTGGTAGCTGCTACATTTTACCCAGAGATAGCGAATAACTGTGCATGGATATTACGAAAACCAAAATGAACCGTTTCTTATCGGAGGAGCTAGTTCTCTATCTGTACTGGATAGAGGAACGTGAGCGCATTCGGATAAAGAAAGAGGATCTACAAGAAAAGCCTCCTTGGACACAGGATGAGATCTTACAGAAGTTTAAGTTTTGTCAGGTGTTTAGGGAGGATGATCGGACTACTCGTTGGTTTAGAACTCATATACGACAACCGTTACGAGATAAGCCAGAAGTTTTTATGGCTACAGTAGCTTTTAGATTCTTTAACTTGATAGAAACAGGCAGGACATTACTTGATCATAATCTACATATCGAGTGGGATCGAAAGAAAGCTATCGAAGAAATTTACAAACAACCTAAATGGGTGACGGGTGCTTACATTGTAAAAAGCCCTAACCGCATGGATAAAGTAACTGGTGTAGCAGAGTGTGTAACTCATATTTGGGTCGAGCGAGAACGTATCTTAGAAGATTTAGAAAGATTAAATACGTTAGCTGATGCATGGCAATACTTATTACGGTTCCCATACATAGGGCCATTCGTTGCTTATGAGATGGTTACTGATCTACGACATACTTATTTATTAGAAAACGCAACAGATATTTGTCAGTGGGCTAATGCAGGGCCAGGAGCTATGAGAGGTCTAAACAGATTAACTGGTAGACCGCTAGAGTTTTGTAAGCGTAGCCACGATTGGTTATCAGAGATGCAGGATCTATACGATATTTGTATATCTGAACTGTCGATCCCAGGAATTAGCAAGACAGACGAGCATTATCGTATGCCGTTTGAGATGAGAGAAGTAGAAGGAGGACTTTGCGAGTTCGATAAATACTCGCGGATTATGAAACAAGAAGGACGGACTCGTAGTGTTTACGATTACGATAATTTAGATATGCCACTAATAGAAGATATAGAGAAAGGAGAAAGCAGATGGGGAGACTTAAACAACACATAATAGAAGCCGAGGAAGAGTTTACCGACTCAGTTATGTATTACTACGGTAGATTCCTACAAGCCTGTATGCGAGATCATAGTCTTCCGAATAAGAAGACAGACGCACTAGACGCTATCTATTGGTGTTTATCTTTAGAAGGAAAGGAGATAAGTCGATTACAGATCGAACACATTATCAACTTAAACACGGAGAGCTTGTATGAAAGTGATTAGTGCTCGTAATGTGAACAGGGCTATGCAGTTAGGTATTGATTTCTTTAGAGGACCAGAGAGCGTCAACTATAGAAAGCAAGAAAGCCGTAACGGTATGACTCGAGAAGCAATAACTCCTGTAACTACTGTTTACCAGAAGCCATGGGAACGAGTTTTATTTAGTGCAGAACGAGACGCTAATCCTTTCTTTCATTTATTCGAATCAATTTGGATGTTAGCAGGGTCTAACGATCTTAGTAAATTACTATATTTCAACAGCGGCATGGCACAGTTTTCCGATGATAATCAAACACTTAACGGTGCTTATGGACATCGTTGGCGTAACCGCTTTGATCGAGATCAACTTACACAAGTGATTGTTATGTTAAGTGAAGATCCCGATACTCGTCGTGTGGTTTTACAGATGTGGGATCCTTTCGCAGATCTTGATAGCCCTAGTAAAGACATCCCTTGTAATACAAATATCTACTTTAAGATCCGAGATAACAAATTACAGATGACTGTCTGTAATAGATCGAATGATATGTTATGGGGAGCTTACGGTGCTAACGCTGTCCATATGTCCGTGTTACAAGAATATATAGCTGCTTCTTTAGAACTAGAGATGGGGCCGTATTACCAAGTTAGTGATAGCTTTCATGTTTACGAAAACACTGTCTGGGATAAAGTAAAAGATATTCCTATCGAGGGCTTAGGATCATGGTATACAAACACTTATCCTGACCCACATTACCCTTTAGTAAACAACCCTGTTACATTCTTAAAAGAATGTGAAGATTTTATACATAGAGCATTACCTACTAGAGAAGCAGGAAAGCCAGAACCTGTAGATAAATTTTCATATGACTTTTTTGACGGGGACAAATATACAAATACATTTTTCCCTGACGTGATGTTACCGATGGTAGCATCTTACAAAGCCCATAAAGAACGAGATTATAAGGACGCCTATGCTCACCTTGCGACAATTAAAGCGGAGGATTGGCAGCAAGCCTGCTTCCACTGGATTAAAAGAAGACAAATCAAATGGGAGATTAAAAATGCCACTAGATCCTAAGTGGATGGAGATGAAAGATATCGCGCAGAACGATATTGCTAGTCTAATCGAATCTGAAAAATCTTACGGCGACTCCTGGAAACGACGAGGCGGTACAGGTGCGTTTATGATGTTAGCTAGAAAGTTCGACCGTATCGAACAACAGGCTGAATCTTGTAACTACGACATCTTCGAAGCTGGTCGTAGATACGATGGCGAGAACGGTTTACTCGACGATATCGGAGACTTGAGACGATATTTGTTTTTAGTAGAACATCACATTAGACACTCACAACCACAGGTGCTTTTAAGTGCAGATACCCCTGATTCAACCTGAGAGTGATTGGTCAGCTCCGTCTGTCTTACCCTCTTTCGATCCTTACGAAACATTAGCAGTCGACTTAGAAACACGAGACCCTAACTTACATATTAAAGGCCCAGGATGGCCAACAGGTGACGGTGCAATAATTGGTATTGCTATAGCTGGAGATAGTTGGAGTGGATACTTACCTATCTGCCATGATGGTGGAGGTAACTTAGATGAAGAGTTAGTCTTACGCTGGCTCAAAAATACCCTTGAAAATCATAAAGGTACGCTTGTTTTCCATAATTCACTTTACGATGTAGGGTGGTTAAAAGCTTATGAGATCGAACTAAAATGTGATATCCGTGATACGATGTTTGCTGCCCCGTTGTTTGATGAGAACAGGTGGTCGTATTCTTTAAATAATCTAGGACAAGATTTCTTAGCTGAGTCGAAAGATGAAACTCTTTTAGAGAGTGCCTCGAAAGCATGGGGCGTAGATAAAAAGAGTGGGATGTGGGCACTCCCTGCAAAATATGTCGGGCCATACGCTGAACAAGATGCAGTAATGACTCTAAAGTTATGGAAAATATTTAAGAAGAGGATCGAGACTGAGGGACTACAAAAGATCTTCGATTTAGAGTGTGCTCTAATTCCATTACTGATCGAGATGCGATGGCGTGGTGTTCGGATCGATTTAGATCGGACAGAGCAACTTTCAAAAGAGCTCTCACAAAAAGAACAACAAATCTTAGTAGAGTTTAAAAGAAAGTTTGGGATCGACGTAGAGATCTGGTCGAACGCTTCGATCGAAAAAGCTTTTAAAAAGAATGACATATGGTATCCACATACCGAGAAAGGTATGGCTAGTTTTCAAGCAAACTGGCTCGAGAGCCACGAACATGAACTACCAAAGATGTTAGTAGCTGCTCGGAAGTTAAATAAAGCTCGGACTACGTTTATCGACGGAATGATTTTAGAACACGTAGACGATGACGGATTAATTCATGCTGAAGCTCACCCACTACGAAACGATGGTGGAGGAACCGTGACTGGTCGGTTTAGTTACTCGAACCCAAACTTACAACAAGTACCAGCTCGAGACCCAGAGATCGGCAAACTAATTAGATCATTGTTTATCCCAGAAGAAGGAGCACATTGGGGAGCTTTCGATTACTCCCAACAAGAACCCAGGATTACAGTGCACTACGCTTCACTACTCGGTCTGACAGGGGCAGATGAAGCAGTAGAAGCTTACTCGAGCCAAGATGCAGACTTTCACCAGATCGTAGCTGATATGGCTAACATCCCTCGGAAACAAGCTAAAGATATAAACCTTGGTTTGACCTACGGCATGGGCAAAGATAAGTTGATTCGTGAACTCGGATTAGAAACTGACGAGGCTCTCGCTCTGCTAAATACTTACCACGATCGAGTACCGTTCATAAGAGGATTACAAGACATGTGTTCTCGGATGGCTACCCAACGAGGATATATAACAACTCTCGGAGGTCGACAATGTCACTTCGACTTATGGGAGGGGGTCGGATACTTACATCATGAGAAACAAGCTCCTCTGCCACTGCAAGAGGCTAAAGATAAATACGGAGATAATCTCAAACGATCATTTACATATAAGGCACTGAATCGGCTGATACAGGGATCGGCTGCGGATATGACTAAACTAGCGATGCTAGATCTCTGGAAGGAAGGACTAGTACCACATTTACAGATACACGACGAGTTAGATTTCTCGGTTAGATCGGAGGAAGAGGCAGAAATAATAATAGATCGGATGGTCAACTGCGTCGAGTTGAAAGTACCTTTGGTAGTAGATTACGAAAAAGGACAAACTTGGGGCGATGCTAAATGAGAATACGAAGTCTTACGCAAGAACAGATTTCTACTTACGAAGAACGCAATGCAGAAATATTTGATCTATACACTAATCAGAAGATGACTATGGAAGCCATCGGAGAGAAGTTTGGGATTACTAAAGCTCGAGTCTGGCAGATCGTGACTCGGTGTTTAGAAGGACAAGGAGATTATTACGCTTTCCATCGAAGGAGGTATGAATGCCAAAAGAAGCTTCACTCTGGCAACAGCTGAAAGATGCTGTACCCAAAGAAGCCCACGTTCAGAGGATCGAGACGGGTGGGACAGCGAAAGGAGTGCCTGATGTAAATATATGTTACAAAGGCAAAGAAACGTGGATCGAGTTAAAGTCAATTACAGGAAATAAACTTACTCTGACAGAGTTTCAGATTGTCTGGATGCACAACAGATGTAAGAGTGGTGGTAAGTGTTTGATTTTAGTAAAGAAAGATAAAGAGATAAGAGTATTTGATATACAAGATTACAGTTTGATGGAATTTTTAGATGGGAAAGTTAATTGGAACAGTGATATATTTTATAGTCTCACTCCTCCTTACGATTGGGACGATTTCTTCAAACGTCTCTTACTGGTTTAATTAGTGCTTTACTTTCGTAAAGTGGGCGGTTAAGGTATTAAAAGTAGCGCCGTGACAGCGTTACCAAAGAAAGTAGAAATAACAGGAGACCATTATGGTTGCAGCAGTAGAGACGATGGCCTGGACAGGCCAAGTGCCGTGGCACGGTGAGGGTTTAGAAGTAGCCCCTGACCTAACGCCACACGAGATGATGAAAGCAGCGGAGTTAGATTGGACAGTTAGTAAACGTCCTATTTTTACTACGCACAAACCTACTAGCGAATACAAAATTGTAGATGGCGTATACGCTGACGCTGAGCTTCTTGACAACCCTGATCGTTTCGCGCTTGTACGCGACAGCGATAATACGTGGTTAGGTGAGTGTTCCGGCGATTACCAAGTAATACAAAACGAGCGTATCTTCGACTTCTTCCAGAAGTTTTCTAAACACGCTAATATCTCTATGGAGACGGCGGGTAGCTTACGTGGAGGTAAAGATATCTTCGGGTTAGCTAAACTAAACGATGACTTTGCACTTCCAGGAGGCGATGAGATAAACGGTTTCGTATTGTTTCGTCAGCCACACCAGCCTGGATATGCTATGTCAATACGTGATACCGAAGTTCGTGTTGTATGTAGCAATACATTACAACTAGCGTTACGACAAAAAGCAGCAGCAAACTTTACGATGTCTCACCGTACAGCGTTTAACGATGTAAAAGAAGACGAGGCGTTACGAACTATGGGTGCTGTATACGAACGGCGTGCAGAGTTTAAAGAAGCTGCTGAGTTTCTTGCTAAGAAGAAAGCTAAGGATGAAGAGGTCATTGAGTTTATCTCTAAACTTTACCAACCTAAGATTCTCGCAGATCACAAACCAGAAGAAGGCCCAATACAAGATAACTTTAATAATACTGCTAAAACAGTATTCGAAGCTCTTGCAACTGCCCCAGGAGCTGATACTAAATCAGCAAAAGGGACATGGTGGGGTGCACTTAACGCAGTAACTTTTGTAGAAGATCACCAGCGTACAGGCGAGAACAAAGTGTATAACGCTATGTTCGGTGAGGCTTCTAAGCGAAAGACTACCGCGATGAACCTAGCCCTTGATTATGCGAAGGCAGCTTAATGGCACAGGTACATAAGTTTACAAACTCTGTAATCTTAGACGCAGACACCGCCAGTGGACTCTGGTGGTGTCTGAACGTTTTGTCAGACGAGGACGTCCTCGAGCGTCCTCTAAACGACTTCAAAGATATACAAAAAGCCGGTAAACATTCTATGCGAACACTTGTTTCTAAGATGACACAGCAGGGCTGTCAGCTGTCGGACAAAATTAGTAATAAAGCTGATCGCGATGATTTCTTTGCCATTCAAGGATTAGTTAAGAAAACGGAGGAACTCGTTAATGAGTGATGATTTCGAGTGGGGTGATCTCCCCGCAGATAGTAGACGTAAGTCAAAGATTGATTGGGAGTCGTGGCCAAAGCCTCAGATGGGAACAGATAAGAAGATGCGATACCCAAGTAAATTCTTTCAGCCTGATGGTGAAGGGGATACGACTAAAGCGTTGAAAAACAGGATTGATCAATCTTGGAGAGGGTTTTGTAAAAACCATAAACCTGATTGGAAGTTCATGTCTCGAGTGGTTTTAAAAAACGATAAGAGTGGGGTAGAGGTATGGAGAACGGAGTAGACGACAAAGTAGATGTTTTATCTGAGCTGATCGCAGCGAAAGATCAAACGTCTTACATAGGTCGAGAACTTGCAGCTTTTGTGACACAGTTACAAGACCTAGCTAGTCGATTAGACGAAGTCATCCAGATGGTAGTAGATGAGAGGCGCGACGAGGGAATGGTAGATTCCGGCGAGCCTTCGAGTGGATACGTTAATCAGGATCCAGACTTAAAGAGGCACTAAGCTCGTGTTAGTGCTTTACTTTCGTAGTTTCCTGCGTTACCGTATAGGTTCCTACTTAGTAGGCAGAAAGTAGAATGGCAGATAGAAAGGAGAATCAAAATGCCAGCGACGAAGAAGAAGGCAGCACCAGCTGTCAAAGCTGATAGTGCTGTCGGGAAGGCGACACTAAAACCAGTGAAAGTTGCTAAAGTGCCAGTGGTACAAGCAACGAGTAAAGGAAAAGGTATGCAACGTTTTAAGTACACCGGCAAGAAAGCTAGTGAGCGTGTTAAAACTGCTGGACAGTTTATCGGGCTTACGCAAGCGTTGGAAGAGAACATGGGTATCGAGCATAAAGATTTCGACCGTAGTTCTTTTACCATGGCCGAGCTTATGGACTATGCGGTTCTTGAGGGTCACGTTGAAATGAGACGTGACGAGGGTAGAGATCCTGTAGCGGAGCAAGCGAGGATCACTAAACAAAAGAAGCGGATTGCAGCAGAATACAAAAAGCACCTTATCGAAGAGGGCTTTATTGTATTGTTGTAAGAATATGGGGGGCTATGCCCCCCATCTTTTTTTGGAGGGAAGTATATGGATGTACAAGCATTCGGAAAAAAACTAAAAAGCGTTCAAGCTGCGCAGGAACGGACTATCGACCCAAAGATGAAAAAGTATTGGTGCGATGTAGAAATGACTTTGCGTACAGGATATAGGAGATCTACGTGCGATTCGAAACTTTTAAAAGCAATTTAAAAATTAAACGAGCTGGCCGACCAGGACATGAGATTGCTCAATACGATATCTTTGAGAAGATATACTTAGAAGACCCTGCGTTAGACCATGTTAACGATATACACGACTTTCATACTCGAGCGCAATATATGTTCCCAGACTTTTATGATATGGAGCGTGATTATTTAGACGCTGCTCATGATGATGTTGATATTGGTATGACGATAGGGCCACATCCAGAGTGCGAAGGTTGGCACGCACCAAAACCTATTGATGGTTATACATCCGTAGATTGTTTGATCTGTGGACAACAAAAGATTTTATTTAAGAATTTGCCTGAGATAACTCGTTTGATGAAACAAACGGCTATCGAACAGGCAGAAGGGATTCCGGACACTCCAGGTAGGGGAGCAGGAGCCTCAGCTTGAGCCTTTTGCATAAAATGTTTTTTTCCGATTTTGTAGAGATCGGTGATTTTTGGCATTTTATGTTCCTAGGACGAGAAATAGATTCGATGAACAGTGGCGTTCGGAATATAGATGGTAATGACTCAATGTCGTTGCTACTAATGGGTATTCGTTAGTAGAGCCATGAATCGAATCAACTCCTGCAAATTTATTTATGCCTAGTCCATACGTTGAAAAGAGTCCATATCGAGAATCAGGAGCTACTGGATCAGCAGACCATGGTTTCCAACATGAAGGGATGCCTGAGCCTTTTGGCAGTGGTCTCGGATATTACTCGATAAACCCTGAGATACTGAACTACGCTGAAAAACAGTGTGACGAAGAATCTTGGGGATGGTTTTTTGATAGAAAGATCGTAGAGGATACTTCACGCACGATAGGCATATTTTACCAGGAAAACACTAAGTGGATGAAAAGAACAATCTAGTTAGTGCTTTACTTTCGTTTAGTCGGCGGTTACGCTATATATAGGCGTACCGCCCACGGGTACGATTTTTAGAAAGAAGAAAGGAGACTTATATGAGTTTGACTCGTAGAGATTATTGTGGTGTTATCCTAGAGAACTTCCTGAAGGAACGTCTAGGTTATATAGACTTTGATGCTGAGCACGTAGCTAAAGCTTACGAGCAGGCCCACGAGCATTTCACCACTACTGATACGTCGATGCTATCCGATTACCGTTTAGCTACAGTGACCCATCTGGATATGGCTATTTTATACGGATATATCTGTAAGCCAGCGAAGATCATTGATGCTTCTGAGCACGAGGATCTTCCGATTATTCAGGCACTTGCCCCTAGCCGACAGGAGTTTTTAGCGATGCTTCTTGATTATGCTAGGGTAAAATCTACGAGGACTGGAGCGTATAAAAGCTACCATACCGATGAGTTTAGAGAGTTTTTCGATTACTTCAAGAGTATGGTAGGACAGCACCAGAGAGATTTCCCGCTATCCTTAGAGCACACGACGATAGTATCCCCCGAGGCTGCTGTCGACGATGACCGTGTAGCTTCGGATTACGTGGATGCCTAGACGTTATAAACCAGTCCGTAATGTGAGGAAGCCGAGACCTGAGTTTCGGCCACTCACCCCACGTGTACGACCTGAGTGGCAGAGAGGGAATGACTACCCCTCTCGTACGCCCACTAAAGATTGTACATACAAGATAGATAACCGACCGACGACTACAGCCACTGTCGCACCAGCGTATAACAAAGGTGCATACCAAGTGATTCCTAGATCTGACGTCGAGCATATTGGGAGGTAGAGTGTTTGTTTACAACGATGGGGGCCGAGAAGCTGCTGGTTATAAAGGTGAAGCAGGGGATTGCGTTTGCCGAGCCATAGCCATTGCAGCTCAGCTCCCTTACCAAGAAGTTTATGACCGATTGGCAGAGGGAAATGCTACGCAACGTAGATCAAAACACGACTCAGGTAAGAGATCACGAACCGCTCGTAATGGTATTTCGACCACACGAAAATGGTTTAAAGATTATATGCAAGACCTTGGTTTTGTTTGGACTCCGACCATGCAGATTGGCAGTGGATGCCAAGTTCATTTAACCGCTGAAGAGTTACCACTTGGACGTTTAGTGTGTAATGTTTCACGACACCAAGTAGCAGTAATAGATGGTGTTATACACGATATCAATGATTGCTCAAGGGAAGGAACCCGATGCGTTTACGGCTATTGGAAGATGGAGAACTCTGGTTAGTGCTTTATTATCCTTTGGTCGCGGGTTACGCTTTATTACCCGCGCTATACGGCGCGGGGATAACTTAGAAAGGAGAAAGAGTTTTGCCTAGACGACGTAAAGGTACAGAAGAGCGTGACTATAGTAAATTAGTTGCGATTGTTTTCCACACCCGTGACACCGACGGTGGTGTCAATAAAGAGATTCAAGAGTTCGATAAATATATGGATCTCTTTCAGGAAGAGATGGGTTTTACATTGTCCCGAGCACAGTTCGTGATGCATTTACTAAAGCATTATAGAGATACTAACAAGCTGGGAATCAAATAATGGATATTAAAGAAGCGTTGATGCTCGTAATCGAACGAGTAGAAGTTAATGGTGATCCGAAGATAGAAAAGGCGATTACTACAGTAGAGGATGCGTTGGGATTACTTCCCGTGATTAGCCACGGGGGTGGACAACCGTTCTACTACGTCGAAGAATACGACGATGAAATACATTCATTTCATATGCGTAGGGAGGCACTGCACTGGAACCAGAAGCAGTAACTATAACATTCTTAGAGAGGAGAAAAGATGGAAGACCTAGAACCACAAGATTGTGTTTTATGTGGCGACGAGATACTGCCACAAGTAAACCCAAAAGACGGTAAAGTTTTTTGGAGAGGAGGCCATAACCCTGCTCCACTAGCTGACGAGGGTAAGTGTTGCGATTGGTGTAACACGACTAAAGTGATACCCGCCAGAATCATGGATACCATGTGATGAGTACGGGGGCTAAGAAAACATTCTTAGGAGAAGTTCGTTTTGATCTAGAACTTATGCGCATAAACGTAGACGCGAGTCATTATCGTATGGCAACAGTTTTAGGTAATCTCGATGCGGTGATTAAAGTGTTCGATAGAAACTGGACACATAAACACTTAGACAGGGACGTAGAGCGAATAATTGAAATAGTTGAGGATATTCAGAAAGAGATCATAGCAGCTAGAGATTATGTGTATAAGCTAGACAAGAAGCTCGAAACAGAATACTACAACACAAAGACAGCAAAGGATTGGGAATGACAGTCTGGCGAACAGATGACCCTGTAACTTGTGACGGATGCCGTAAAAAGTTTGACCGTAGCGAGTTGCGATGGGTTGGAGTTTATTTTTGTTGCACCCCATGTTTCCACGAAACCTGGGAAAAGATAGCACAAGAGGAATGGGAACTAGAGCATGGATGAGATAGAAGAAGAGTGCGACCACGAATGGACGTACCAACCTGCAGAGTATGAGACTTTGTCAGGTCGCGGAACAGTGTTGCAATATCCAGAGATGAC